CCTCCCGAGTAACGACGCTTCCAGATACGGCAACGTCCGTCTTAGTAGTTCGCCGCGCAACAAATTTTCAGCAACCTGCTTCTCTTGGTGATTTTTCATCAGGCAAGAACCGCAAATAATATTCTCGCTGTGGTTACAGGAAGTTATCATACAAACCCCTCAAAATAGCATAACGGTAGCCAACCACGAATAAGGTGCGTGTCGTGACCATCTATCAAGAACCTATCTTCACAACATATCCAATCATACTCGCCGTCGTCTTTTGCGTCATTTGTCGGAGAAAAATTTGAGAAAAACGCATTACATACCGTCCCATCATGTAAAAACAGCAACACTATAGTTCCGTCCGTAGGTAATGTTTCTGGTTCATTTAATTTTATCTGTTGCATTTTCATAATCCCTCCTTATCAAGTCCGTCCTGCACATTTTCCCGTGATACGCGATGAACCGCCGCCCGCAGGTCGGGCAAAGCGAGTGATGATGCGTCCTGTACGATCGTTTCAAAACGCCTCCTGTTGTCATTATCCAATGGATGTTTGTTGCAGCCTCCGTGCTACCTCGGCAAGCATGGCGTCCTGGGTCATGTAGCGGCGCTCCCACTCGCGCTTGCCTAACGTGTGGATACCTTCCGCGCCTTGATGGTGCGTGTAGCACAGCGGCACCACCTTGCTGTGCTTGCGAGTCTCGCCGTAACGCCTGACGTGATGCAGGCTTACCGGGGTTGCTCCGCAAATCAGGCAAGGGAGAGAGGCCACTGCGTCCATGTGCTTCCTTTCGGCTGCGGTCATCCCGCCACCCTTTCCGACCACTGAACGCCCTTCTCGCTCCCAAACGCGTACACCCATTCGATAAGCGCCGCCATCATGCGCTTGCCCATGGTGCTGGTCTTCTCGTAGATGATTTCGATGCCGTGGCCGTCAAGCGACGGAACAAGCATGGGCGATTCTCCGATCTCCCGTAGCATTGCCGCCGTACAGATGCGCTTCCATATATCCTTGTGCAGCTTCATACCGTGCCATTCAACTTGGTTCGCCACGTCTTCAAGCATGGCGTGGAGTTTCGCGTTTTGTTCCAAACTTCTAGTTGGCTCCTTAATTTCCACAACCATCCCATCCGGCGCATTTGCCACGGCAGACAGTGCGCGTTGACGGGCGGTTGCGTGGGCAAGGATAAATCGCTGTTTCATGGTTTCACCATGGTTTTTTCATAGGTGTGGGCTTCTTTTAAATAGTTCAATACGCTGTGCATACAATGATGGCAAATTTCAAGACGCGTACCTTGTGTACGCCGGAAACCGGCATCGAAAAACGATTTCCCGTTAGGGTTTTTAATGTTAAGAGTCGCAGGATAATTCCCGAGCGCGTTTGAAATCTCAAGCCCACAAACATCACAAAAGTTTTTGACTATTTGCATGATTCCTCCACTTTAAACGCCGTCACCCGACAGGGGATTTTGTCCATGGTTGGGCCAACGCTCGACAGTTGGAAATTACGTTTTTCTTTCACCCAATACCGTTTGGCGTCGATGGTTATTTCTCTGTGTCCATCCCCGTATGTTTCGATTGTGATTTCCATTTAGTCACCATTCCGGTTCATCAAATAATATTATCGCTGTGGTTACACGAGGTTATCATTACAAAAGACCCTCCTTATCAAGTCCGTCCTGTACAAAGTTTAAAATAGCCTCTTCCGCTTTCTTGTCACGGTCAATGTAAAACCGGTACAGCAATTCCTCTGCTCTCAACGCACGATGGTACATATCTTCCGCATGGGCTTTCGCGTGTGCCGCCGACCGGTCCGCATCAATGAATTTGCCAAGCGGCTTCCACTCCATTGGCATTTTTGAAAACTGGTTCCATGCGTGCGGTTTCCATTGCAGCGTTCCCCCGCACCGCGAACACATCACGCAGGGGTCAATCACAACCTTGCCGCCCTCGTCTACGGTTGCGATCTGGTAAACCCACCGCCCATTGTTGGCTTTCGTGCGTATTACAATTTCATCGCCTACATATTTCGACAAAGGGAAACGCGCATCATCAATGCTTATCCATCCGTTTTGCTCAGACATAAATCCTCCAATAAAATCGGCCAACCAGTGGGTCAAGAGGACGGCAAAAAGCGCCGCCGCTTACCCTTGGTCGTTATGCGTTAAGGTCCGCTACCCACTTTTCAGCGTTCAGCCGATGCCCAAGGTATTCGTGAAAACATCTTTCGCAGACAAGTCCCTCTCCGTGGTCGTCGGTGGTGTAAAAATCAAATGACGGAGTGCATTTGTGGATTTCTCCGCAGACACAACAGAGACATCGCTTGTATGTTCTATCTTCGTGGCAACTTGTTACTACATGCCCTGCCTGTGCTACATTGCGCCATGTATAGTCGCAGTCGAGGCACATTTTCATCCCGTCAATACGTCTCTCAGTTGATACGTTTTCGCTCCCGCATTTTGGACAATTCATGCCGTCTCCTTGATAAATGCCGCAACAGTTCGCCCTTGCCCTTTCGCAGTTCCCAACCTTTGATATGGTCAACTTTTTGCGCTCTGTTCATTTTCAATCCTCCTTTAAGTTCCCGGCCCCCACAGCGGGGACCGGGATGCGGGTTAACTATTGTTGTCCGACTTCGCCGTAGCCGTAGCCGGAGCCGTCGCCGGAGCCGGAGCCGACGCCGTAGCCGTAGCCGACGCCGGAGCCGTCGCCGTAGCCGTAGCCGTCGCCGGAGCCGGAGCCGTCGCCGGAGCCGGAGCCGTCGCCGTAGCCGTAGCCGTCGCCGGAGCCGTCGCCGTAGCCGTCGCCGTCGCCGTAGCCGTAGCCGTCGCCGGAGCCGGAGCCGTCGCCGTCGCCGTAGCCGGAGCCGTAGACGGAGCCGGAGCCGGAGCCGTCGCCGTAGCCGTCGCCGGAGCCGTCGCCGTAGCCGTTTACTGTCGCCATATTTTTACCCCCTCAATCGATGCCCTCCCACGATCGGTTGTTGGTATGATCTCTATGACTTCGGTAAGCAAGACCTCGTCTACCGGGCAGGGGAATTTGCACCCGGATGGATCGCTCGTGCCATCCATCGCTAATTGCGACAAGCTGGCGGCCCCTTTCCAAAACCACAGACGTCTGGCGTTGGAAACGACGACTTCTTTTCCCTCCCGCGCCGTCACCACCCCAGCAAAAACCCCAGCCGAATACGTACGAACAATGCAATACTTTCCTACCATGTGTTTCCTCCTGGTTAGTGTTCCCCGCCCCCGACTACCGAGGGCGGGGTGCGGCAGGGAACCATAACGAAACCTGCCGCGTGACTGTTAAGCAGCGTGGCGCTTGGCTTCCAGTGCCCTGATCGCTTTGTCGTAATGTTGCGTCGGAATGTCGGCCAGGGTTTTTACATCCAGCCATTCACAAAATTTCTCCTTGTCTGCGCCGGTCTCCGCGATCAGCGCTTCAATATCGGCAAGCTGACTGCGTGAGATAAAGCCGTTTCTGCGCTGTTGTGGCGGGGCGGTTCGGTTGTATTTCGACCCGTCAAGATTGCCTAAATACACCTCGGCGGCCACGCCAACGGCTTTCATCGCCACGGAAAGCGCATCCGTTGTCGCCATCTTGAACGCCTCATCGGAGGTATACAGTCCCCGGCTTTCTTTCTCGACCAGCATGGACCCGCCAATCCCTGGCACCGGCTCCGACCATTCGCCGTTGTCTTTGATCCGCACTGAAACAAGGGCAAAAGCGCACACCTGCCCGTCAGACCCTGGTTCCGTCCACAGCCTGTCAATGGTGTACGTCCAGCCAATGCCAACCGGCCCGAACACCTCCGTCATGGCTTGCATCCGCCATTGCGGGTTGATGTCGATCTTGCCTTTGAGCCTCCCCGCCTGTATCGGCTTAAGTGCCGACTGTGGCGGGCATTTGAACTGGTCCCAATAACGCGTGTTCATATCGCCCTCCTAAAACGCGGGGTCAAATTTCTTGATTTCCTTCCACAAACTCAAAAGCCCCTGAAAAATCCGCCAGCCGCGCTGCAATTCTTCTTCGTCGTGCATCACCACCTGCACAAGCCCAGGCTCCGACACGCTCACAAACACGTTGCCGCAAGCGGCGGTCGGCATGTCCAGCCCGTAACGGTAGGCCGCGAGTTGGATGCTGTGTTCGTCGTAGATAAGCTTCTTCGTGTCGGCCTCGGTGAATTCCTTGGTCTTTACGTCGAGCACCACGTTTGCCGATCTACTGTGCAAATCCACTTTCCCGCCGTAACCGGAGGGATGCGCGAAGCTCTTTTCCGGCTCCCACTCGGCACCGATGGAAAAAATCTTCTCGGTAGCCGCGATGACATAGGGGATATAATCCGCCTCAACGGCGTCACCGCAGAAATGCGCTTCGATGGCCGCGTGGATGTTGGTGCCGCGCTGTGCTGCTTCAATCGCCTGCTGTTTGGAGTCGGCCATGATACGGGCGGCGTAATCGTCCAGGGATTCGCCGTCGTGCATCGGCAGGGTCAGCGCGGCAAGAAGCACTTGTTTCTGCTTCCACACTTCAAGGGCGGGCTTGGCCATGACCTTCATGACCGTGGTAACACTCGGCACA